GTTTCCCAGTCACGATCACGGGCAATATCGGATAGATCAGGTCAGGCTTTTCCATATAGAGAAATGGTAAAAGAATGGAATGGTTCATTAGTACATATATCTGAATTTGAAGCTAAACATCCACAATTGGATCCACCTCATCATAAAGCTGATGCTATTGCATTAAGAAATACAAGATCACAAAAATTTCAACAACCAGCAACTGTTGCATCAAATGATAATACTATTGCGGATTCAGGTGGTACTGTTGTTGGTGTAGCAAATCTATCACTACCGGGAGACTTTGCTTTTAGCACTCAAAGTTTTCAAGTGACTTCAAACGGAATTACAACATCTATTTCATCAATGATTCCTGAAGATCCTTCTCTGCAAAATAGAAGAAGAGAATTAATATCAATTATTGGAGATGTAGGAGTAAGTATTTCATAATGGCTATAACACATTCAAATTTTTTAACACAAATTAGAGACTACACAGAGGTAGGTTCAACGGTTTTATCTGATTCTATTATTCAAGATTTTATTAGAAGTGTTGAGTTAGATGTGGCTGGTAAAGTTGATTATGATGATTTGAGAAAATATGCTACTTCCACATTTACTGCTGCTAACAGATACGTAAGTTTACCAGCAGATTGTATGATAGTAAGATCAGTTCAAGTTATAGACGGAAGCACAAGAGTGTTTTTAGAAAAAAGGGACACAAGTTTTATTTCTGAGTTTAATAGCACTGGCTCACAAGGAACACCTAAATATTTTGCAAATTGGGACGATTTTAATATTCTTGTAGCTCCAATTCCTGCTACTGCTTTGACAGTTCAAATAAACTACATAATTGATCCACCTGAATTTACTTCAACAAATAATACTTTTTTATCTACCTACCAAGAGTCAATGTTATTACATGGTGTATTAGCAGAGGCTTTTAGATTCTTAAAAGGTCCTGATAATCTATACAACTTATACCAAACAAAGTATACTGAAGAAGTACAGAATTTTGCCCTACAACAAATGGGTAGAAGAAGACGTGCGGAGTATGATGATGGTGTACCAAGAATGGTAGTTCCTTCACCTTCTCCAAACCAATAATTAATAGGAGAACAATTATGGCAATAACAACTAATGCTATTTGCAATAGTTTTAAAAAAGAGCTTTTACAAGGTAAACATGATTTTGATACATCGTCTGACACTTACAAATTAGCGATGTTTACATCTCAAGCAACTTTAGGAGCTTCAACGCAAAACTATGCAACAAGTAATGAAGTTTCATCACCTTCAGGATATACTGCAGGTGGAAAAGCTTTAGTAAACCAAGGTGTGAAAGTATCATCAGGCGTAGCGATTACAGACTTCGCAGATCTTTCATTTACTGGTGTAACATTAACTGCAAGAGGAGCTTTAATTTATAACACTACGACTGACGGTGGATCAAATACCACTGACGCTGTTGCAGTGCTAAATTTTGGTGCAGATAAAACTGCTACTTCTGGAACTTTTACAATTCAGTTTCCAGCATTTACAACATCTGCATCTATCTTAAGACTTGCATAAGGATTAAAATGATATGGCCACTGGATGGGGACGAAAGACATGGGGAGCATCAGATTGGGGAGATCTATCTAATGAAACAGTCTCACTCAGTGGCATATCATTAACAAGTTCTATTGGTTCCTCAGTAGGCCGAGCAGGTGCTGACGCAGGAACAATTTCAGGAATTCAACTAACATTAACAAACGCTGGTGCCGTTGCTGGTTCCTCTGTTGATGTTTCGGTTACAGGTAGTTTAGAATCTTTAGGAGTTGGAACTGTTACAACACCTATTGGACAAGAAATAAACGTAACTGGTTCGCAATCTTCTACCTCCATAGGTAGTGTTACTATTGATGATACAACACTTACAGGTGAAGGTTGGGGTAGAGGCTCATGGGGCGAATTTGCTTGGGGTGATAATTTTTCTGTTCTTGCAACTGGAATTTCTCTGACAGCTTCTATCGGTAATGCAATTGGATTTACCGATCATACTGTTGAAGTAACAGGACAACAATTAACTTCAACTTTTTCAAATCCTTCTTTTTCAATTCAAATTGATGGAGATGTAACTGTATTAGCTGCAGAAGATCAGTTAGATGCATTAACAACCGCATCAACTGTAACGGCAGATGCCAATGTAGATGTGACTGGCATACAGATTACAGGTTCAATTGGAACAGCAGTTGGTGGATTAAAAACACCAGTTGATGTTAGTGGCATACAAGCGTCTATGACGCTAGGAACATTTACTTTAATTCAAACTACTGTTGAATCTCCTACAGGAATTCAAGCTACAATGTCCCTTGGTCAACATGCAGACATTCCAGGGCAAATAATTGGTGTAAGTGGTTTACAAGCTACTTCATCAATAGGGTCAGTAACAGTAACTGCAAATGGATTAACAAATGTCGATGGAATTCAAGCAACATTGTCAGCGGGATCTACTAATGTAACTGCATGGTCAGAGATAAATCCTGGAGTAAATAATAGTTGGACTGAGGTTGATAGGGCTGCTTAATTAAGGTAAAATACAAACAATAAGGAGATAAAAAATTATGGCATCAAGTTATTCAACAGACCTGAAACTAGAATTGATGGTGACAGGTGAGAAAGCTGGTCAATGGGGTGATATAACTAATACCAATTTAAATCTTGTTCAACAAGCAGTTGCTGGTTATGAAGCAATTGATGTAGCATCATCTGATGTCGCCCTTACAATGTCTAATGCAGCTATCTCTAATGCGAGAAATGCTACAATAAAATTAACGGGAACTTTAGCAGCGAATAGAAATGTAACTGTTCCTGATAGCATAGAAAAAGTTTACAATGTAATAGATGGCACTGATCATGCTGGATACACTTTAACTTTTAAAACTGCATCTGGTTCAGGTGTGCTTTTATGTGAAGGTAACTGTTATGTTCTTTACGCTGATGGAACAAATGTAGTAAAAGCAAATGAATATAGAAAATGGAGAACTGTTTCAGCAGCTGAAACTGTTCAAGCAGGAGCAAAATTATTTGTAGAAACAAATGGTGGAGCTGTAACAATCACGCTACCAGCATCACCAGCAGTTGGTGATGAAGTACATTTTGTAGATTCAAGATATACGTTTGACAGCAATGCGTTGACTGTGGGTAGAAACAGTTCTAAAATAGCAAATGCGTCATCAGATTTAGTAGTTAACACTGAAGGTGCAGCTTTTGGATTAGTTTATTCTGGTTCAAACGTTGGATGGACTTATACGGAGAAATAGAATATGTCAAATTACGAAGCAACAAAATACGATTTTTCTGGTGCAAACCTTACAGGTATCGAAGGAATTCCTACGGCAACTATTGTGCCATGGTCTTCTTCTTCAGTGCCAACAGGTTTCTTAGAGTGTGATGGTTCAAATGTTTCAAGATCAACTTATGCAGCTTTGTTTGCAGTTGTAGGTACTACTTATGGATCAGGCGATGGAGCTTCTACATTTGGATTACCAGATTTACAAAACAATGTTGCAGTTGGTAAATCTCCAAACAAATCTTTAGCGTCAACGGGTGGAGCAAACACAGTAACATCAACTGGGAATATTTCTGGTTCAACTGCTAACGCAAGTTTATCTACTGCTCAGTTAGCATCACACAGTCACTCTAACCCATTTAAACAACCAAGAGAAAACCCATTTTCAAACGGTTTAAGATCATACCCTGGCGGACCACAACACGAAACAAGTCCAGCTGGACAAAATATTAACAACAACACAGGTTCAGGACAAGGACACTCACACAACATGAGTGCTAACTTTTCAGGAGATGCAACTTCTGTTTTACAACCTTATTTAACTGTGATATACATAATCAAAACTTAGGAGAACAAATGGCAACTAATGCAGATTGGACAGTAATTTTTGATGATAAGGTAATCATTAAACAAAACGGTGATGGTGCAGCAGCTTATAATATTGATGACGATTCTTTTTGGAACGATTCAAAATGGTCAAACATTTGGGCTATTCAATATAAAGATGACAATCATGACTACAATGATTCTGTGGAATATAGAGATACTACTCCACATGCAACTTGGACAGACAGTGGATTAGGAAATTTTAGAGATCAATTTGTAAACAGATGGGATTCACATCATTTAGGTCAACTACAATCAGAATGGGATGAAGATCCTAGATCAGAATCTGATAAAGGTGCTAGACCAACTTCTTACTCGTCTTATTAATTAAAGACCTCGTAACATTATCCAAGAAGTTAAAATATATTTTTCTCCAGATAGTGGAGGATTTCCTCTATGAAGATACGGAAAAGCAGCTGGCCAAATAACTATTCTACCAGTTTTTGGTTTGACTCTTTTTGAAAAATGTAAAAACTCTGTTTCCCCACCTTCTTCTACATCATTTAAATAAACACTATAAACAAAAGCTCTAGCCATATTTTCATGTCCAGCTCCATGTTCTATATGCCATACATGATATCCCTCTGTCTTGTATGTTTTTTGAATTTTGAGAGCAGTGTAATGAAAGTCGCATGAATAAGTATCTGCACCAACATTTCTACTGTAATG